GGATGGCAATTGGAAATTAATATTTATAATATATAATGGCTTACAATCTCATATTAAATTCAAGCAATGCTATCACAAATAATACATATAGATATAATTTTATTAATGGCTCGATGACTATTTTAGATGAAGCCGAAATATGTATTAGTCAAATTCAAATTCCTTATTCGTGGTTTAATATTACAACTGCATATAATAATAGAACATTTCAACTTTTATTTCCTACTCCTTTAGGTACTATTACTTCAAATATTACATTAAATGAAGGATTTTTTTCAGTGACAGATATTAATGCATATATTCAACAGTTTTGTATTACAAATGGATTTTATTTAATTAATTCATCAGGACAATATGTCTATTATTTAACACTTTTATATAACATTAATACATATGGAGTTCAACTTATTACGACTTTGGTGCCTACTTCATTACCATCAGGATATACCCAGCCAAGTAATTGGATTGGTTATTATTCAACTTCTTTATGTCCTCAATTGCTTATATTAAATAATAATTTTGGTAAAGTAATAGGTTTCAATCAAGGAACATATCCATCTGTAAATACTTCAAATGCTTCGACATTAAATCAAATTATTCCAATTGGTTCTAATGTAAATAGTTTAATTATAAGATGCTCGTTAGTTGATAATCCATGTGGTGTTCCAACTGATATTTTAGATACACTTCCTATTACATCATCTTTTGGTACAAATATTAATTATCAACCTACTGCTCTTAAATGGATTAAAATGAGTCCTGGTATATATCAATATTTAATCATCTATTTTTTAGATCAGAATTATAACTCTTTAGCAATGCTAGATACAAATGTTACTATTAGTTTATTAATACGAAATAAAGGTAAAGAAGTTCCAATTTTTCAAAAATTAAATGTTAGGATTTAGTATGGATAAAATTAAGAATCATTATGTTGGATTACCAAAACAAAAAACTGATTCTACTTTCAAAAAACATCACATTTTGCCAAATAGCATGATTGTTGTTATTGGTGGGACTGGAGTTGGAAAAACTAATGCTGTTTATGATATGATTAAACGTATGGATGGTTCATTCTATGAAATTATTGTTTTTAATCCTGTATCTACTGATGAACCTATTTATAATTTATTAAAAAAAAATGTACCAGATACTGAACTTATTAGTGACATTAATGAATTACCATCTTTAAAAGATTTTGAAGAAGATAAATCGAAACATAAACTATTAATTGTTGATGATTTTATTAATATGTCTAAAAAAGATTTCAAAAAAATTAACGAATATTTCACAGGTGGACGTAAGGCTGGATTCACAGTAGTTGCCTTATGTCAAAATTATACAAGTGTTCCAAAAGTGATCACAAGAAATGCCAACTATTTTATGATTTTTAAACTAAATGATAATACTACAATACAAAACATTGCCAGAAATCATAATATTCATAATATTAAAAAAGAAATATTCAGAGAAATGTATGATGATGCTGTAAAAGAACCATTTAGTTTTTTAATGGTAGATATGAAAGGACACAAAGGTGGTCATTTACGTAAAGGATTTCTTAATTTTTATTCAATAGAACCGAAAGAATCATCTCATTTTCTTTAGTATTATTACTAAAAAGATTCACAAAAGTAGAAAATGCTTTCAATGGATTTAGTTTATTTTCCATATATTTAGCAAATGCTATACAATAAAATCCACATGAACTTGTATCCAAGTTTTGTATTTCTTTATCACTCCATGTATAATCATTCATTTTATCTTCGACTTCACTTGGTGCTTGAAATCCAAAACTATCAAAATAAAAAAATAAATCATTATCTTTATATAAACATGTCCAATGACTTGAACCATTTAAATTAATCACATAAAATCCATTTTGTAAACTTGGCAATTCTTGTTTTAAAAAACAACCATGATATCCTCTTACTTTTTTTAGATTTTTATCTATCTCATCACTTGTTGTCTCATTATCTAATCCTACATGTAATTTAACACCTTTACCGATAGTTTGATTAATCCTTTGTAAAACATCTGAACTATGTTCTGTTAATGGATTATTAGTTAATCCTTCAATAATTGTATTATTTTTATCTTTTAAGAATGGATTTATATTTGTTAATAGTGATACAGGGTCATTTCGTGATTTTACAATATATTCATTTTTCTTTTGTTTCTCAAACATTATAGCAGGATTTACTTCAATTACTTGTCCTGTTTTACCTTCAGAGTTTAGCCTTCTTCCAATAATAGAAGATTGGCTATGTGTTACATTTGTATCAACTTTTCCGTATTTTTGTATTGCTTTATCTTGTACGTTTTCTGCTTGTTTCATTCTATCTGTTGAACCATATCTTCCTGTTACATATTCTAAATTATTTTTCCAATCACTTAATGTTCCTGTTGTTCCACGATTTGCTACAACTGTTTTATTTGTTGTTGGGTCATGATATACTTTAGATTTTCTTGTTGAAAGTTCCTTATCTAAAACATAGTTATTTATTTGTGGAGTACCTTTTTTATCATATGATGATGAAACAAACTGATTTACTTCTTTTGAAGTTAAAGGCATTTATATAACGTGATATATTAATTTTGCATCTAAATATGCTTTTCTTGCATCTTCTTCTTTTTCATAAGAACCCAAATCAATTAATTTATTATTAACACGAATTCTCGACCTATATTTATTATTATCTTTTCGAAATGAAACTCCATAACAATTATTATTCCATTGATTTTGTGTATTATTTACAATTCTTAAATTAAATAAATTATTATTTTGAGTATTTCCATCAATATGGTCTATCATCTCTTTTGGATTATTAATATCTAAATTTAAATATGCATAAGCAATTAATCTATGAATTTTAATTTTTTTTTTTTATTATTATATTTAATTTCAGTTGTTTCATATTGTTTTTTATTTTTTAATGTTATTTTTGTTAATGAAATAGGAATAACATTAAATTTATTTGTATGTTTATTTAATTTATGAATAATACCATTTTCATAGATAATAAATTCAGTTTCATAAAGAATTATTTTTTTTGACATTTATATAATAATAATAATTTGTTTTCAAATCAATTTTACCTCTCATATTATACCTTATTTTTTAAATATCTCTTTTGTAAAACTGGACTATGTTTCATCATTTCTGCTAACTTTATACGTTCATCCAGTGTAGCATTTTGTAATTCTTCTGTTACTTTCATATGTCGTAACAAATTAATACCTGAACTATATCCTATTGATTTATTCATTTTTGAAATATATGAACTCAATTTATCTGTACCAAATAAATAATCACCAATATTCAAATGATGATTTGTAATATATTTACGTGTTAATTTATCTAATTTTTTACTCAAAATGTGTCGAATCTGTCCATATTTTCCATTTGTTTTATAACTATTAATTACTACTTCCATATAATTTGGATGTACCAACAAATAATTACCATTTACTAAATGTTCATTTGTGATCAGCAATCCAAAATCATCACGTAATGTTAATTCATCATAAAATCTGGCTATCAAATATTCTTTATCACCTAACAATTTTGCTTTTTTAATATATTCTTTGAATGTTGGTACTTCTTCTTCCATTTTTTCTTCATTTTTTTCAATAGATGATTCTTTAAACTTTTCAAACTCATGTAGGTAAGGTTTTTTATTAATTTTCAATGGAATATTATCAATGATAAATAGGATTACTTGATATAATGACTTCTTCGTATTTGTCGAATACAAACTACCATTACGTTTTGTTGCTGTTTCAATAGCATGTATAACTATCTTATTGTCTTTTAAAACATGTTGAAAATCATCAGTTTGTAAGATTTTGAATAAACGTTTAGTATCATCTACATATTTGAGTTTAGTTGATTCTGGAATATTTAATTCTTGTAATGATTGTAAAATGCCTTTTCCTATAATATCTGTCCATGTATAGTTTTTTTGTGGTTGAGGTTGGATTTGTGGTTGAGGTTGAATTTGTGGTTGAGGTTGAATTTCTGGTTTAGTAGGTTCAATTAATCCTTTCTTTTTAGCATATGCTTCACGTCGTTTAGCATTTATTGCCTCACGATTTGCGTC